TATTTCCTTGGGGTGCAATTCGGAAAATTTGCTGATCGAAAGTTCCCCAATTATATACTTCCATATAATTCAGGCGAAAACCCGCTTGGTCAGAGCTTGTATTAAATAGACTGTATGTACTCATTGAGCTTTCCTTTGAAATCTTGCAATTCATCTAAACTAATTTTTTCTTTGATAATGCGTTGAATTTGATAGGTTTTAATATTTTCCTTTTCTGAGATAAACTTTAGATAACCAAGCTCTTCTACAGCATTGATATATTTATCCATATCTTTTTGAAATTTAAGATGATTATAGCCTTCTTGTAAAAATAGCTCTAATTCTTCACGAATCTGAAGATTTGAAATAAACTTTTCATTGCTTTGGTATTGTGTCGGGTTGTTATCAAAGTCTTCCAAACTATAGCGCAACACAATTAAAACAATGGACACCTCGAAACCAACGGCACGTCGTTGTATTAAGCCGAGTGTATCGCCATCACTATTTTCCAACTGCTTGATGAAAGCAAAACCTTCATCCTTTTTTATAATCAGCTCAAGTCCAATCGTACCCACAAAATCTTGTATATCGACTTGATAATGAATAATGCTATCCCATACAGGAGATGATCTCTCAACGGGTGACTTTAATAAGCGTATGATCGCTTTAGAATAAGGTTTTTCGTACTGCTCTAAATTCGCCATTGCAAAAGCTCCTTATCTCAAGTACGTATGACAATAATTTCAGGAATTTGGATCGTTTTTTGCTGTATTTGATCAAAACAGATACGTTGCTGCTGCTCATCATTTACCGTATGTTTAAAATCTTTTATAACATCCATAAATCCAAATAGTTCAGGTAGACCTTGTGATAAACCACCTTGTTTCTCAATCACTTCTTGAATACTGACTTGAGATTGTTTCGCGAGAATATTTTGAATGTGACGCTTAATTTTCTTTTTATCAATATGCACATGTGCAAACAACTTTGACAGTTGTTCAGATTCATTCAGATTATTATTGGCGAGAGTAGGGGGAGTTTCATAATTGACCTGTTCAGACTTTTCATAGGTCAACTTTCTTTCAAAAGGAATTTTAATATCAACAGAAGTTTCAAGCTCAAAACTTACATCAGGTTTTGCATTTTGCTTGTTTAACGTAAGTAAGGATTTTTTAATATCCTGAATAATAGTTTTAGTGAGAGCAGCTTGCGAAGCTTCATTTTCCCGAATAATACGACCCAGCTTCTCAGCCATTCGATCATTGGCTTTATATACTTTTTGCCCAGCTTGATGTAAATATTTTTTCATCCCACGCAAAAAGAAATCATCGACCAGAATATTCTTTTCTTGCAATGTGGTATATAGCGAACTAACGAGAGAATCCCATTCATTTTGTAAATTCGGGTCAAGCAAAAATGACCAAAAAGCATAAAAACTTTTCCCCTGACTGCTTTCCTTCAAAGTATCTAGTGAGTCAAAAGCAAGCTGTAAAAGATCACTTTTATACAAATTTCCCTCAGCATGGCGTTGGTAAATATCTTTGGTAATCGACTTAAAATTTTCCTCCACCTCTTTAAAATCAGACAAAAGCTCTTTTGCAGATTGATTAATTTCTTTAAATCGTGGTGTAATCTGAAACTCCTCGTAAATATGAATGTTTTCACCAATTTTTAGTCGATCAATTTGTTGCTCAATCTCTAACTTTTTCTGCTCTAATAGCTGAATTCGACTTTCTACATCATCATTTGTATTCTCAACCAATTCTTTTAGTTGATTAAAAATATATTTAAATTTGGATTCTGTACCCACAAATTCTTCTTTTTTTAAATTCTGCAACCAATCTAATGTTTTATTGGTATGAGAGGACAACTCATAAAATATGATGCCTTGATCATTTTGATAATTACTTAAAAAACCTTTATTTGTCCAATCTTGAATATAGCGTTTGGCTTTTAGCTCATAGGTTGTAAGCGAATTATCTTGATCAAAATCCAACTCATTAACTGAGTCAGGTTCTTGATTGTCACTTGCATCAAAATTTTTCTCCATATACTGAATTAATGCTAACTGCAACTTATCTAATGAATGAGCGGTTTGTTGATCGGTGAAGGATTCTAATAAAAACTGAATAATCCATTCTCTATTTTTTAAGCATAATAGAGCAATGCTAGGCGAAGTTCTTAGGGAAGTCATTGTTTCATGAATATGCAACACTTTTCATACCTATGTAAAATCTTACAATGTTTTTATTTGCTTAAATGTATGTATTAAATACAATATTTTTAATATTAAGTTGTTCACTATCAATATTGCAATACCATGATCTGACTGTTACGACATAAACTGTCGTTACGAACCTCAATCTATGTTGAATAAATCAAAAATCGGAAGTGAAAACAATTTCTGTAAGGAAATATGCGTGCTTTTATGTTAAAACAATATTTCGCATAATCACGCATTATGTTACTTGCTACGGCATTGCTACACGGTAACGAATAAGCAATACAATCATTGTTTATTCGTTACCGTGTCAATGATGTTACAATCAGCAAGTAACATCAGAGCATTTAATATAATGTCACATTATGCGAAATACGCTGTAAAACAAGCTCTATTCAATTCCAAAATTAACAACGTACCTAGCCAGTATTTTCAAGACTACACACAAAGAACAGCAATCTGTGCTTTCTGTGGTCGTGTTTTGACATTCTCGACAATTCCAAAGCATATTAGAAAATTCCACTACGATCACCTCGGGCGATTTATTTTTGATTAGTTACACGGTAACAATGCTTTGGTGTTTTTGTTCTCACCGTAAAAATTTGATCAAAATTTGAGTCCACGCTTTCTAATGGTGGACTCTAGTCCCGAATTTGGGAATTTTAAGCCTTATCAATGAGCTTTTTTATCAGTGTTTTGATGATGCAATTTTGATCACTGTTTAAGCATTTAGCTAATCTGATCACTACCCACAGAATAACGATAATTGTGAGTGCTGTTTTCACTAAAAATAATTCAATGTTCATCTTGCAATAGACACTTTCCCACTTTCTGATACTTCCACAAGATCAATCGCACTTTGTAAAACAATATGCGCTAGCTCGGTATCTTTGATTGGCTCTCGTTTTTGGCTGATCAATTTTTTATTTATCTCTACGGCTTTGTTTCTCAAAAGCTCTTTTTCTCTATCGTTCAACCTAAGCATATCAGCCATTTTCTAAGCCCAAAAAAAACATAACTCTAATTATTTTACATAAACATGTATACGTGCTTTACAAGAAACATGTATTCATGTTAATTTTCGCTCATTCAAGAAACATGTATACATGTAAAATTGTGAGCTAACTATGCTAGATCATCTAAGAATACATATCCCATTTGAATCTTCTTTCTTTCAAGTCGATTCCGAGGGGCGTTTTTTCTTTGTTGATGTAGATATTCATAAAATCGAAGTTCCTTTAGCATCACGCTCAGTTCATAAAAACGATGATGGCTCAATTTCAGCAAGTGCTTTATTTCATCCCTATGAATCTTTAGCAACAAATTACACTGGCATGGCGATGAAAGTATTTTTCGATTCATATACACCGCCTTACGTTGAAATCAAAGCATCACCTGCAAAATTATTGCAGGGTCATAACGTATTTGGACTAGATGACATCGAGCAGGGTGCATTTGAAATGATCGGCTATTTGCATGAAGCCTATCCAAGCCTTGCTTGTATGCTTGATTATCAACTAGCCGAAGTCATGCATATTGATGTTACGTATTCCGCTCGTGTTAAAGATCAAAACACAGCACACAAAGTTCTTGATTTTATGAGTCGTGTTAGCAACGGACAGACTCGACTATCTAATAAAAAATTTGATACGTCTGTTTATTGGGGAGGTAAAAATTCCCGATTAGTCAATCATAAATGCTACTTGAAGCATGATGAATTCATTGCACAGTTTGAAGAATACAAGGCACTTGCTAAGAAAAACGATAAATCAGCGCAACGTGTTATCGAAGTTATGAGCAATCAAAATCTAATCAATTGGACTGTCGGCTTAATACGCTTTGAATCACGCCTTAAAAAACGCTGGCTAGAACGCAACAACATACCTACAAACCTATTTCAACTTATCCAGTTCCAAAAAGATCACCCAAATTTACTCCAAACACTTTGGACTCAAGCGACCAGCAAATTATTCGATGCACTGAGAGGGCAGACAATGAAGATAACTGACGATGCGAGCGTATTACAAGCCATTGAAACATCAGACATTGTAATTACAAATAGTGGAAAAGTTTCACAAACACGGGTCAGAAATTTGTTTTCTGCATTCTTGCTTATCCGTGAAAAAGGACTTGATGAAATCCATCGCACTTATTCAAAAACAGCATTTTACAAGCTCGTTTCTGATCTCTGTGCTTGCGGATTTTCTAAAGCATATTTGCAAAACCTTCATGATGAGAAGTCTAAAAACATCATTCCATTTATCAAACTTGTTGATATTGATTTTAACCAGCAGTTGCCAGATTGGTATGAAAAGCCAGTTTCGCAATTCAATAACGTAGCTTAATACAGGTGGTCCTTATGACTCAAAATACACAACATCCGATCATGGTTGTAACTGGTATCCGAAAATCAGCGGGCGATTTCAAAGCAGATAACGGCGATAACATCACGTTCTCTAATACGGTTGTTACCGTGTTGCAAGATTATTCAGATCAAGAAAAACAGCAAGGCGCTATCGGACAAAAATCGACTGATTACAAAATTAAAGGCGCTCAGTTCTTCAATGACTATTTGCATATGTCATCAAAATTGCCTGCACAGGCTGAGCTTATTTTCAACTGGGATTTCACTAAAAAAACGCCAGTGGCGCAATTGGTGGCGCTCAACTTTGATTTGAAGGATAGCAAAGCTTGATTATTTATTCATGGTTTCGTCCAGTCTTTTTATGTGAAAAATGCGATCAAGAATTTTCATCTAAAAATGAATTAGAAAATCATCAAAAACTTTGTGATGACTAAGGATTTTAAAAAATGGCTTATGTCTGTGAAACATTAAACACGGCTACCAATCAATGTGATTCGTGGATTTCAACTTTAACGCTAACAGACTTTGCTATCACAAGCTCGCAATCAGCAGAATTATGCATAGCGATTGCTAGTTTTTATTCAATATGCTGGATTCTAAAAAAATCTCGCTATGCAGTTAAATAGAGGGTTTTCACATGGAAAACACACAAAATAAGTTTGGCTTACTTAAAAAAGCTGGTGTTGCCTTAGCGTCTGCTGGTGCTTTGGTTGGTGCTTCTTCTGCTAATGCAGCGATTACATTTGACACGACTGATCTACTTGCAAACATTGCAAGTGGTGAGGGCTTTGCAATCACTGCGGGTCTAGCGTTCATCGGTTTGACTGCAACGATCAGTGTACTTCGTAAATCTCGTGGTGCTGTTCGTTAATCACGATCAAAAAAATAACTGTGCGCTACTCTGCGACCTTGTGGAGCGGAGAAAGCGCACAGTTTATAGAGGGTGATATGGAAGAAGCAAATATAGCAAATTGGCTGTTTGTATTCATTTTTTGGCAGGCAATGCGTATTTTAATGTGAGTGTATACATGAAAAAGATATTAAAAAAATGGCAGTTGATATTTTTATCATGTGTATTGGCATTTGCCCCAGCATATGCATTGGCAAACACTGTTCTAAATGGCTGGACAATAACAGATCGTGCAATGGAAGGTGCAACACGAGTTTATAACGGTGCAAAAACTGCCGTCATTAACGGCGCTAATGTTGCAAAAACATCAGTAGCACGCATCAAGCCCACAACTGACATTGTAAGTAAAGCAATTGTAAGGACTGGTGCGGTTGTAGCTGTCGATCTGGCTATTCAAGCGCTGATTGGCGCTGTTGATTACGTCATGGATGCCGAAAATAACAGAGTTATATACTATCCCGATGGTAGATACCTTTGGGTTAATGTTGATTCTGATGTGCGTTATAACTCAGCAGAAGAAGCATGCAAATCATACACTCAAGCACATTCAAAATATTATATATCTGTACAAGTTAATGAACACGGTACTGCCGCTGACTGTGTTTTTTCATCTAGTGAAGATTCTCCGTACGTATCAACAACAATTTTAACCGCTGTAGAGCCTACTCTTGATGAACGCGAAAAATCTATACCCTATACAACTGTCGCCGATCAAATAATTTCTGACGCCGAAACCGATGCACGTGCAGGCGGATACGTCGGTGAAGCAATAGATGCAGAAGTAGCAAAAGGCGGTGCCATGGCTCAGGACGTTGCAAATCAATTCGAAGCTGCGAACGTAGTAATTAATTTTCCCACACTGTTAGTAAACTGGTGGGAAACAGCTACTAATGCATTTACATCAGCGTGGGCGACTGTTACAGAATATTTTGACTGGATGAAAGAGGAAGATTTACCAAACCGTGATACATCAGATATTACTTTGCCTGATACACCGATCACACCGCAAACAGTCAATGTGAATTTCGGCAAAACATGCCCAGCGCCTACGACTGTTAATATTTCATTCGGTGGTCAATCGAAAGAAATCACAATAATGAATTACGAATTTATCTGTGAATGGTCTTGGGTTGTGGAATATTCAGTGATTGCATTGGCTTCAATTTCTTCTGTCTTTATTGTCGCAGGGAGGAAAAGCTAATGGGTAAATTGCTTTACAACATCCTTGATTTATTTGCTAACAACTCTTTCCGATCGCTTTTAACAAGTCTTGGTATTGGTCTTGTTTCTGCAACTGCTGTGCAAACTTTACTTAGCGAATACATCAATACTGCACTAAATCAAGCGTCAACTATGCCAATGCTCGGACTTCTCGGCATGTTCGGCATTGATTCAGCGTTATCTATTCTTCTCGGTGCTGTCTTGACTCGTGCATCAATTGAAGCGTCTAAATTGTCATTAGGGAAACGTGCATAATGCCTATCAAATTAATCACTGGACAGCCTGGAAACGGCAAAACACTTTATGCAGTTAAATTGATTCAGGAAGCTGTAAAAGATGGCAGGGAAGTTTATTCAAATATCAACGGTCTTACTCTTGATGTATTACCAATTCCTGAAAATGCTCGGGGTGAGCTTGATTGGACAATGACACCAAAAGGTGATGAAACACTAGGTACAAAAGGCGCTTTGATTGTTTATGATGAAGCGCAAAAGTTAAACTATTTCGCATATAAATCAAAAGAAAAGTTATCAGCTAATCCGATCATTACAGAATTAGAAACACATCGTCACGGTGGTTATGATCTGATTTTTATCACGCAATCGCCTAAGTTTTTGCATCTCCATTTATTAGAGTTGGTTAATGAACACTATCATGTAAAGCGTCCATTCAACAAAAAACAGGCTGAAATACACATGCACCGTAAAACCTGTATGTTGCCTGAAACCGAAGCTGCCGAAAAACGTGCTGAGGATATTTTTAAATTTGCATATCCGTCTGAATTGTTTAAAAAATATAAATCTACTGAAATTGTGACTAATGCAAAAGTTCGTGTACCAAAATACATGAAAAAGTTGTTCTTTATTGGTGGTGCGTGCCTGCTTGGTATTATTTACATGCTTGGATTTTCAGATAATAAAATCTTTAATCATGTTAAGGGTGAGGATGAAAACAAAGAATTTTCATCCAATACAACTGATAGCAAGCTCATTGATCCACAGCAAACAATGCTAAAAGTTGATAATCGTACACCCGAAGAACGAGAAGCAGAACGCCGTAAAAATTTTAATGACACGCTGGATTACAACCGTACCCAATTGATGAAATATGATGTCAATAAGCCTTATGAAATTGATCAATCATCATATCAGTATGAAGTAACACAATTGCCACAGCTCGCAGGCTGTGCCATTGTTGCGAATAAATGCACATGCTACTCACAGCAAGCGACTCGTTTAAATATCTCAACAAAAGACTGTAAACGCTATATGAGCGGTGACAAGCCATTTAACCCATTCCTACAGGTGAATATACATGATACGTTCAATCGTCAGAGCAATAGTGAGAACAATCGTCAACAAGTGGATACGCAAATATCTGTAGAGGATGTCGAAAAGCGTTCTATTCATAACCAATTAAGTCGTGAATATCAGCGGTCTTATCCGCAAAATAACAATGAAATAAGTTCAGGATTTGGATAAAAACACTTGCGTTACACGGTAACTATTGTTATAATGCAATCATATTGAATAGTTACAGGGTAACGTAAAATGAAAGACTTAAAAGACAATAAAACTATTGATGCTTTCGAAAAGAAAGCAATGACGAATGCAGAACGTCAAAAAGCGTATCGTGATAATTCAGATACTAGACGTTTAGATATGAGAATATCCACTGAGTCATCAATCCAGCTATCTTCTCTTGCTCATTATTTTGATGAATCTAAAGTTGAAATTATTCAAAAGTTACTTGATAAGGCTTATCGTGATCTATTGGATTCAGCAGATTTTGATATGGAAAGAATGCTTCATAAAATATAGCGCATGGCGCTAAACTGTCTAAAAAGGGTTCGCATGATTTAAAATTCTCAATAATCAAGTTTCATGGAATCAATCAGACTCTGTGAAACAATGATCTGAAATAAAAGCCATAATTCGATTCATGACGCAAAAGCAACCCTAAGCGATATGCTTTTGATTTTAATTAAAAAAATAAATTTTTAAATGTGATTGTTTGAGTGCAAAAAATATTGTGGGCAAAGTGATTTTATGTTTATAAACTTGTTGGTAAGTCAACGTAAAACAGCTTTTTCGTTTTGCGGACTTATCAATAATGTTTATGAACATATAAAAATCATGTTCCGAAGGATTGTCCATAATATTTGAAGCACTTTAAAAATGTTTTTATAGAATCATCTTTGAGCAACATTGCTTTTAAAAAAATGAATTGAAAAGTCTTTTATTTCAGATCAGTGTTTTATAGATATTGATTTGATGAACATTATTTAGCATTTTGCTGAATGAGGCTTAAATTATGCAGTAAAAGCGCCATGCGCTTAAAATCAATCAAAAATCTTACATTTGTATTTTATTTAATCGTATGTCTATAGAAAATATGCTTGTATGTGCACATAGAATCGCACACAGCGCAAAAAACATTATTTTATGTATCTACCTAGCCCAATAAAATTAAAATGCAGAATTTCGCATAATGTATATTATGTTAAATAACATCTCTACGACCACACCCTACTTTCACGGTCAACGAGGCAAGCGCGTGGTCTTTAGCAAGGGACTGCGTATTTCAAAGACGAAGCTGAGATACTTATTTTTGGACTGCCAAGGTCTAGCTAAAGAATGGGAGTTAGCGCTGGCCATGGAGAAAGAAGAATTCTTCAGTGATGTTCGACGCCATGTCGATAAGCTCAACATTCTGCGTCGCAGAGTGAACGCTTATTACTAAGTTGTAAATGGCTATAAATGGTTATATCATTCAGTTCTGACCTTGGGGAGTAGTCTCTTAGTTTTTACTGTGATAACCGTCAACAGTCTCCGAACAGCAGTTCGTGGCGGTTATGTCCATACTTGGATTGACAAGACTTAAGGCAAATGGCGCTCTCGGGGTGTAGAGTCTCGTTTGACTTTGTCTAAAC